GCATTATATGGTGAAGAAATTAATATTATCAAACCATCTGACTTTTTAATCAAACCATCAGATGCTGATTATGGTTTTGGTCAGGATTTTGTCGTTAAAGCGGTTACAGGTGATCCTCGTAACTTAAAAGGATCAACTCTCTTTCAAGATGCTGATGAAGATGATAAAACCATTTTAGGTGCTTCGGGTGCGATATCAGATGTTAAAGACTTTTTATATGGTGGAGAACATTATTATCAAATTACAGTATCACAAGATTCAATTGATGGTGATTTTGTAATTCCAGGCAGAACTCGTGTCACTGACGTTGTATCAATCGGTTCGACTGTAATGACAGTTGATACAACAGTTGGATTCCCTACAAGTGGTTCTCTATCATTACCAACTGCAAGTAACGCTGGTATTGTTACATATAAGAGTAAAACATCAAATCAATTCGTTGGATTGACCACAGCTTCGGATGTTTTAAACGTTGGCGATGATGTAAGATATAATAATGTTGCATATGGATATTCATTTGCAAACTCTACAAATAAAATAGAAGTTTTAATCACAGGAGTTTTAAAAGATTTTCAAATACCCGATACAACTTTTTACTTTAATAGAGGTGATAAGGTTAAAGTTGGATCATTTGGTGTTAATAAGAGTTCTGAAGATTCTAACTTTGGATCATGGATTTATAATACAACGGTAAAATTCACTCCAAATACTGTTTCTAGACAATCAAGCAGTAGTTTTAGAATTTCAACTCGATCTGATCATGGATTCTTAGAAGAGGATGCGATAGAGGTTCTAGATGCTCAAGAAAAATTAATAGGTGTTGGTCGTGTTTTAAGCACAATTAGTAGTTCAACTTTTATCTTAGGTGATTTGCCTGGCATATCTGAACCTAATATTTCCTTTATCCGTAGAAGACTTAAGAGAGGAAATAGTTCTCTTCATGACAATATCACAAAATACACTGTAGATGTTCAAAATGTTTATGATCATCAATCTGATAATGTTGCTGCATTACCTCCACATCCTCATGCGTACATTGCCGCACCATCAATACCAAGTTTAGGTAATGAACCTATTGTTGCGCCAGATCGTTCTATAACATGGACTGGTGCAACTGGCGGAGATGTTATACAGTTAATACAGGTTACAGAGGGTGCTGCAGATCATGGATTCTATTCTGGAGAGGTTGTTACTTATAATGTAATTAGTGGATTCTTGGGACAACTTATTGATGGTAAAAATTATTATGTGAGTCGTGTAAGTTCAAATAATATTCGTCTTGCAAACTCATTACCAGATCTCGTGAACGGTGATTTTGTAGATGCTACAGGAAATGGAACTTTTAAGATTTCAGTTCCTGATCTTGCAAACAAAAAACTTGATCATCAGAAATTATTAAAGAGAATATCTCTTAATCCACTGTTTGACGGGGCAAGACGTGAAACAGCGCCAGGCACCACTGGCATCCTCGTAAATGGTACGGAGATATCAAACTATAAGTCAGGTGATGTTATCTTCTTCGGTGGTATTGAATCGGTAGATGTATTGGAGGGTGGATCACAATTTGATGTTATCACACCACCAACAGTGTCGATTGAAAGTTTGACAGGTGCTGGTGTGAGTGCAACAGCAAACGTAAAAGGATCTTTTGAGAGAATTGATGTTGTAGATGCTGGATTTGATTATGTTGCTCCACCTGTGATTGAAATTAGTGGTGGTAATGGTCAAAATGCGACTGCAAGAGCAAGATTAAAACAGGTTGATCATTTTGTTGATTTTGATGCGTCATCAACAGGTAACGCAATCAATATTGCGGCTGATACAATTGGTTTCGGAACTTTCCATAAATTCCGTGATGGAGAAGCTGTAATCTATAAAACATTTAATACTGGTGCAATTGGTATTGCAAGTGCTGGTATTACAACAGATCAAATTCAACTAACACCAGATCAAAGACTTGTTGATGAGTCAATTTATTTTGTATCAAAAGTAAATAACACAACGATTAAACTTGCAAATAATCAAAATGATGCATTAACTAAATCCAATCTACTTAATCTTACGGGATTTGCAGACGGATCACAAAGATTCCAAAGTTTAAATAAAAAACTTGTATTAGGTCAAATTATAATTGAAAATCCTGGCGAGGGATATGAAAATAAAAGAAGATTAGTGCCAGTAAGTGGTATCAATACATATTCAGATTTTATCGAATATAAGAGTCATGGATTTGTTGATGGTGAGATAATTCGTTATTCTAACGAAGGTGTTAAGATTGGTGGTTTAGATACTGATCAAGATTACTACATTTTAAAAGTAAGTGACAACCGATTCAGACTTGCAGCTGCTGGTATTGGTTCAACTTTATCAGATGCAAATTATATTTCAAAACAATTTGTCGGATTAACATCAATTGGATCAGGAGAACATATATTTAACTATCCACCAATTACTGTTAATGTAAAGGGAATAGTTGGAATTAACACGGTTCATCCAGAAAACTATCATGCAACAGTTAATCCTATTGTAAGAGGTTCAATCACATCTATTAACGTAGAGAACTCTGGCAGTGGTTATGGTAATGATACAACATTTAATTTTAGTATTCCACCTCAAGTTCGAGTTTCATCTGGTTCATCTTCAGAATATAAAGCTATTGTAACTAATGGCAGAATACAATCTGTAATTGTGACTCGTTCTGGTGCAGAATATACATCTGCTCCTGATTTGCAAATTCTTGGTGATGGTGTTGGTGCTAAAATTATTTCTTCAATTAGTAATGGAAGAGTTGATTCAGTAACTGTTGATAATGGTGGTGTTGGATACTCAACTGCATCAGTTAGTGTTCAAGAGATCATTCCTGGCACAGGTGCTGTCTTCTTACCTAAAATTAAATCTTGGGCGGTTAATAATGTTAAAAGGTATGAGGATATATTTTATGATGATGATGGATTTTTATCTAGAGGTGATAACGATGAAGGTATTAAATTTACATCATTCTATGCACCAAGAGGTTTAAGAAAAATACTTAAACAGAAGAATAGTGATGGTACAGTTGATTATACTTCAAATGATTTAAATCTTTTAAACAACGCAGAACAAGTATCTTTAAATCATTCACCAATTATCGGGTGGGCATATGATGGTAATCCAATATATGGCCCTTATGGATATGATCGTAAAGATGGTGGTGTTGTAAGAATCATGACATCTGGATATTCTCTTAAAACTACAAGAGAGAATGGCCCTCCAATATCAACATTCCCACTTGGATTTTTTGTTGAAGATTATGAATATCTTGGTAGTGGTGATTTAGATGAAAACAATGGAAGATATTGCGTCACTCCAGATTATCCGAATGGAACTTTTGCTTATTTTGCAACAATTAATCCAAGCGAAAATGAGACTAGCGGAACTTTCAAAAATTTCCGTGCTCCTGCTTTCCCATATTTAATTGGTAATAGTTATGCTGCAAAACCTGACGAATTTAACTTTGTTGAAACAAATAATCAGGATTTAGACTTAAATACTTTAGGTCTTCGTCGAAATACAAACGCTTATAAACTTGATAGTTCTGGTGCAGAATATGAGGGAATACATGATAGTCGTAAATTAGTTGATCAGGAGATTGAAGTTAAATATGCTTCTGCTGGTCGAATTAATCAATTTGAGTTATTAAGTGCTGGTTCTGGATACCAAGTTAAGGATGATCTTCGTGTTTTAAGTTTAGATAAAGGAAATGGTTTCTCAGCTGAAATCTCAAAAGTTGAAGGTCAAGAAATTGTATCAATAGCATCAACTGTTGTTAAAATTGAAAACTTAATATTTTCATATAATAATTCAAATGGTAAGGTTACAGGACTTTCATCTCAACCTCATGATTTGGTTGTTGGTGATGTTGTCACTATCTCTGGACTTTCTACAGATTCTTTAAGACAATTAGATGGAAAACATAGAGTTGGATTTAACACATCATTTTTACAATTAAACACAGGCATTGGAACAACTGCTGCTACTGGTATTGTTACAGATATTTCTGTCACTGGTAATCTATCTCCTCAATCAATTTCACCAAACGATGTTTTAGGCATTACAACAGAAAGATTTCTTGTCTTGAATGTTGATAACGTTAATGGTAAAGTTAGAGTTAAGAGAGAATTTGACGGTGTTTTAGGAACAGCACATACAAGTGCAGCTTTAATAACAAACTTAAATCGAACAATCACGTTTAATTTAGGTATTAATACTGATTTACAAACAAGAGTTAATATTCCCAAATATTTTAATCCAGTTGAAAGTGTCGCTTTAGGAGAGTCAGCTGGTGTTGGTATTGGTTCGACAATTAGATATTCTTTTAAAGTTGTTGGTGGTGCATCAACAGAGAGATTCATACCATCTCAAAATATTTTCTTGCAAAGTCACGGATTTAAAACTGGTGATAAACTTTTATATTCAAGTGATACAGGAACAACTTTACAAGTATCAAATGGTATAGGTCAGACATTTAGATTAACAAATAATTCTCCAGTTTTTGCAATTAACAACGGTATCAATTTGCTTGGATTATCAACAAATCCAGTTGCAATTGGTTCAACTGGATCTATTACTGGTATCGGATCAACTGCGTATCAATTGTTCTTTAAAGATCATGGAACAGGTGTTATTCATAGTTTAAAACCACAAAGAACTGAAATTACTGGTTTTGCGGAAAAGGTAGTTGCAACAGTTGTTACTAAAGAACCTCATAAGTTACAAGCTAATGATCGTATTAGTTTATCTTTAACGCCAGGAATTACAACATCTTTCCAAGTTGAGTTTGATGATACAACTCGTAGAACATTTATAAATCCGATTAATTTTGGCGCCTCTGCTGTTGATATTACTAATGATCAAATTACAATTCCGAATCATGGATATAAAACAGGTGATAAGATAATTTACAAATCATCAAGTCCAGCGAATCCATTATTTAATAACTTTACATATTTTATAGTTAGAATTGATAAAAATACAATTAAATTATCAGAGACTGTATTTAAATCTAAAAAATTAATACCAGAGTGTATTTCACTGACATCAACTGGATCTGGACACACCATAGCTCTTATTAATCCACCATTATCATTGACTCGTGGATATAAAGTTGGATTTGCTGTATCTGATGCGTCTCTCACACAAGTTGTATCAGGAAAAAGAACAAAAATATTCGACTTTGAATTATTCAGAGATGCTAACTTCACAAATCCATATTTCAACAATAAACAAGATGGTGGTTTCCAAGTTGTAGGTGTTGGAACAGTTGGCGTTTCAACAACTGCAAGAGTTGATTTATCTTTAACAGAAAACACTCCAAATGATTTATTCTATAAATTAACACCCGTTAATTTAAATGTTAATGCTCCGTTCAAGAGAAATCCAATCGTTGATACTGATGTTATTAACTATTCAAGTTTAAAAATATCAGATAGTGGATATAATGGTGGTCATGTAATTACTGGAATCGGAAGCACTACCTTTAAATTTGTATTACCTTCCCAACCAGAAAAAGATGGATATACAAAGGAAGAGGCAACGATCTTAAAATACAATACATCTTCATTAACCGCTGTCGGTGCAATTAATGATATTAGAATCATATCAAAAGGAAAAAATTATTTAAACATTCCTGTTGTAACTTCAATTGGATCAACACTTGGAGTTGGTGGTGTAATCAGATTGAATAGTAATGAAACTGGTCAGTTAAGAAGATATCAAATTAAAAATATTGGATTTGATTATTCAGCAGATAAAACAATTCAACCATCTGTTCAACTACCTCAAATTTTAAGGTTAGATAGATTATCTAAAATATCAAATATTGGAATTAGTTCTGGTGGTAAGAATTATGTTCAACCACCAAACATCGTGATCATTGATCGTGTTACTGGTTCAATTAAAAATGAAGTTATTACAGCTGTTGATATACAAGGAACATCTGTATCTGAAGTTAGACTTTTAACTAACACTAACTCTCTATATGGAACAAATCCAAGAATCATTGCTACAAATAATAATAATGGAATTAAAGTTAAAAATCTATCATTTACAAGTGATACTAACCTTGTAACTTTAACATTAGAGGGTTCATATAATTCAACAACTTATCCATTTACATTAGGTGATAAGTTATATGTTGAAAATATTGGTATTGGATCAACAGGTAGTGGTTATAATTCAGCTGATTATAATTATGAACCATTTGTGGTCACTGGCGTAAATACAAATCCAGGCGGAGGAAATGCATCTGTTTCATATAATTTAGATTCATCAGTCACAAGCCCAGGCATCTTTAGTGGCCCTTCATCATCTGGACAAGCGATACTGTTTGA